TGACAGGTGACCAGCGCGAAGTGCCGGGCAGCTGGTCAGACGCGCGCGCGATCAAGTTCGCGAAGAACTTTGGCCTGAGCATCGTGTCGCAGATGATCAAACGCGTGCGCTGGACAGTGACGTGTGACAAGGTCGTTTTACATGACGACTGGTCGCCGTATAACCACTTCACGGTCGTTCCGTATTTTGCGTACTTCCGCCGCGGCCGGCCGTTCGGCATGATCACGAACCTGATCTCGCCGCAAGAGATGCTGAACAAGAGCTCGAGCCAAGAGCTGCACATCGTCAACACGACAGCCAACAGCGGCTGGGTCATCGAGAACGGCTCGCTCACGAACCTCAAGCCACACCAGCTGGAAGAGCACGGCTCGAAGACGGGCCTAGTGGTTGAGTACAACCGCGGCTCTACCCCGCCCGAGAAGATCATGCCGAACCAGGTCCCGACGGGCCTCGATCGCATCAGCCAGAAGGCCGCGCAGGCCATCAAGGCCATCAGTGGCGTTGGCGACGCGATGCTGAACGGCGACGCCAAAGACCCCGACGTGAAGAACCCGCTGAAGATGATTCAGCAGAACCGCGGGACTATCATGGCGCAGGTGCCGCTCGATAACCTGCAGAAGACGCGGCAGTACCTCGCTGAGATCGTGCTGGACCTCGTGCAGAACTTCTACACCGAGCAGCGCATCATCCAGATCACGAACGACGAAGACCCGGAGAAGCCCCGCGAAGAGCTGATCGTGAATCAGATGACGCCTGAAGGTGAGATCGCGAACGACCTCACGGTTGGCTCATATGATGTCATGGTCACTTCGATCCCGGCCCGCGACACGTTCGACGACCAGCAGTTCCTGGAAGCCATGGCTCTCAGGTCTGTGAACGTCATGGTGCCCGACGACATGATCGTCCAGTACTCGCACTTGGCTGATAAAGCCAAGCTGGCCAAGCGCATCCGTCAGGAGCAGGGCATCGACATGACGCCTGAGCAGCAGGAAAAGGCCATGATGATGGAGCAGATCCAGATGCAGGGCCTCCAGCTCAGCGTCATGGAACTGCAGGCGAAGGTCCAGAAGCTGCAGTCCGAGGTCGCGGTCAACATGGCCAAGGCTCAGGATATGGCCGATGTGCAGCCGCAGCTTGAACTCACGAAGGTCCAGGCCGAGCTTGAGACCCGGATGAAGGAGCTTGACCTCCGCAGGGAACTGGCTAAACTGAGCGCCGCAGCCCGCGATAACCAAACGCAACTGGGGTCTGCCACCAAACTCGCAACCACTGCGATGTCGACTGCCGCCCGGCAGAACCAAAACGAAGCTAAGGCTGCCAGGAAGCCTTCAGGAGCTGCATAGTCTATGTCTAAGAAAAACGAACCTTTCACTTTCCCGGGCGCTGACCCGCTGGAAGCGGATCCCGCCGAGAAGCTGGACATGAGCTTCATGGAGCCTACGGCCGAGCAGATAGCGGCAGCGGAAGCCGCGGCCCAGCGCAAAGCTGCGCGCGAGCAGGAAGAAGCTGACGAAAAAGCCCGCCTCGAAGAAGAAGCCAAGGCCAAAGCCGCTGCAGAGGATAAAACCGATCCAGCCGCTGCAGAGGATAAGAAATCTGTAGACAAAGATCTGACAGACGAGGAAAAAGCCGAAGCGGCGAAGGTCGAAGCCTCTCGCGAGGAAGCCGGCAAGAAGAAACAGCCGATGGTCCCCAAGACCCGGCTGGACGAAGTGCTCGCCAAGAACCGAGAACTGGCCGCTCAGATCGAGCAGGAACGCCAGGCGCGCGAAGCCGCCAAACCGAAACCCAAAGAAGGCGAAACCGCACAAACGGCGTTCGACTTCCAAGCCAAAGAAAAGGCCTACATGCAGGCCGTGCGGGACGGCGAGGACGACAAAGCGCTGACGATCCGTGACGAAATCCGCAAAGCGGAACGGCAAGCGATGGCGCAGACGAGTGAGGAAAGCTCCAGTCAGCACTCCGAAGCAGTCGCCCTCGCTCGTGCGGCGAAGATCATCGAAGAGAACTTCCCGCAGTTCACTCCGGGCCACGAGAAGTTCAACGAAGCGGCCACGAAAGAAGTCTGCGAGATGCGTGACGCGATGATCATGCAGGGCAAAAACCCTGTCGAAGCGCTGCAGAAGGCTGTGAAATTCGTCGTCAAGGAGTACGACCTCGACGAAGAAATCAAGCCGAGCAACGTCGTGGACCTCGACGCCGAGAAGCTGAAGAAAGACACCGCGAAGAAGATCGCGGCCGCTAAAGCCACGCCTCCGGACATCAAAGGCGAGGGTAACCGCACGAAGGTCGAAGAGAAGAACGAAGTGAAGGACATGTCGGACGAGGAGTTCAACGCGCTCCCCGAAGCGACGAAACGCCGCATGCGCGGCGACTTCGCGTAAGAAATACGTATACACATATCTGACAGGAGGTCCGCTGAAAAAAACTTCGGCGGGCCTCTTGCGTATCGAAAAACGATACGCTATAAGTCAGTCTCGTCCCCAGAGAACGACATCTCTGGCGTGTTCATGGTCCGCACACCATGCATCTTTCGCCTGACTGGCGTAAATAGTCAGAGACCGGCCACTCGACAAAAGGGCTGTAAACGCTGCTCCACGATACGGAGCTCCCTGCCCCTAACCGGACTATAACCCCCTTTTGTCTCATGGAGACCCCTGACTATGGCACTGACCAACTTTGGCGCGCTCACTGACGAGCAGCTGACCACGTGGTCCCGCGACTTCTGGCGCGTGGCCCGTAACAACTCTTTCATCAACAAATTCGCCGGCTCTGGCTCGAACGCCATGGTCCAGCGCATTACCGACCTCACGAAGTCGGCCAAGGGTACGCGCGCTGTGCTGACCCTGATCGCGGAAGCGCAGGGTGACGGTATCACCGGCGACAACACGATGGAAGGTAACGAAGAAGCTCTGCGTGCTTACGACATGGTCGTGAACATCGACCAGCTGCGCTTCGCCAACCGTCACGAAGGCAAGATGGCCGAGCAAGCCTCGGTCGTGAATTTCCGCGAAACCTCGCGCGACATTCTTGCCTATCAGATGGCCGACCGCATCGACCAGCTGGCGTTCCTCACGCTGTCCGGCGTCTCCTACGCCTACAAGAACAACGGCGCCCTGCGTCCTGTTCTTCCGGGCCAAGGCCAGAACCTGACGGACCTCGAGTTCGCGGCTGACGTCTCTGCTCCGACGACCAACCGCCACCTGCGCGTTGACGTCTCGGGCGGTGTTGGATCGCTTGTTGCTGGTGACACGACTGCCCTCGCGGCCGGCGACGTCCTCAGCTACAAGATCATCGTCGACCTGAAAGCCTATGCCAAGGACCACTACATCCGCGGCATCCGCTCGGGTTCGGACGAGATCTACCACATGTTCGTGACGCCGCGCCAAATGGCGAAGCTGAAACTGGACTCCGACTTCCTGGCCAACGTCCGTAACGCGGGCGTGCGCGGTGACTCGAACCCCCTGTTCGCTGGCACCTCGTCTGTCATGGTTGACGGCATCATGATCCACGAGTACCGCCACGTGTTCAACACGGTCGGCGCGGCCTCGGGCTCCAAGTGGGGCGCGACTGGTGTTCTGGACGGCGCCCGCGCGCTGTTCTGCGGCGCCCAAGCGCTCGGCATGGCGGACATCGGTGCGCCGTCGATGGTCGAAGAAGGCTTCGACTACGGCAACTCGCAGGGTATCGCGATCGGCAAGATCTTCGGCTTCAAGAAGCCCAAGTTCCGCTCCGACTACGATGCTGCGGTTGAAGACTTCGGCGTCATCGCTGTCGACACGCTGCTGGCCTAATTGGAGATAGCCCTCGGGTAACCCCCGAGGGCGCTTCTAACACAAAGGAATCTGAACTATGGCTACTACTTTTGCAACCGGCCTCGCGACGTCTAACCAGGCCTTCACGCCTCCGGGCGGCGGTGTTGTCGGCATTCGCGAGGCCGTCTACAACTTCACGGCAGCTCTCGTCGTCGACGACATCATCCAGATGATTCCCGTCGCTCCCGGCGAGCGAGTCGTGGATCTGCAGCTGATCGTCGAGACCGATCTGGACTCGTCCACTGGCGTCGTGATCGATGTCGGCGACGGGGTTGACCCGGATCGCTACATCGACGGCACGACTGTCGGACAGGCGGGCGGTTTCGCCTCGCTCGGCTCGGGCATCGTGACGGCTGCTGCGGCTGCTGCGCTGAACTACAATTACACTGCGAACGACACGATCGACGTCAAGATCGCTGTCGCCCCGTCGGGTACTCCGGCGGCTTCGGGCTCGATCCGCCTGCGTGCGTTCGTCGTCCGCGGCTAAGACGCCAAAATGAGAAAAGGGCCCTAGCCTGCATCTTCAAAGAGGTGTAGGTTGGGGCCTTCTCATATTTGGAATGGAGTTTCCATGATCGTTGTCCACCCCACAGGAGTCCGCATCGCGACGCTCTCCGGCA